GTAGGCCTGCAACTGGCATACGAGCTGTCTCAGGTGACGTTGGACCAGCCGGACGAATTCGGCGACCCGCGCACCACCATCATCGTCAAGCCGGTTGCGGTACCAGTGCAGCGCTTAAAGCCCAAGGGGAAGGCGCAGGCGACATTGCTCGCGGATCTTGAGCGCCGTCACCGGACGGGGGAGACCGGATGGGACCTGGCCACCATTACGAAGGCCTGCCGTGACCTCGGGGTGCATCGAAATACTGTTCCCAAAGCTGTGACGGCCCTGCGTACAGGCGGCTTCCTTCGCGGCAGTGACGCCCATCTGACGCTCACGAACCCGCCTGAGGCAGACGAATGATGCACACGCTGCACACACTTGCACATTTGCACAAAAGTGCAGCCAGTGCATGCAGCCGTCCGCACGTGCACACATTGCACACACCCCTTAGGGGTGTGCATGTGCATGTGCAGGCTGAGCACCAACCCGGGTCAAAGCTATGGGCGGAATGAGGAAGCACGTGCCCTCCGCCGCCGCGCCGCAAGTTCGGCCAAGTCGCGCCGCGCTATACCGAAAACCCCTCGGCTTTCTCGGCGCAATAGTCTTGCGCTATCAAGGTGTTGCAAACACACTTCAGAGGCATTCCCAGACACTTGTTTTCTGTATAGCCTGGAGTAGGCTCACATTCAGCACATTATCGAGGCTCCCGCCATGGGCAAGACACTGCGAGTCGGCATCTACCTTCGCGTCTCCACAGCCGGCCAGACGGTTGAGAACCAGCGTCAGGACCTGCAGCGCGTCGCTGACCAGCGCGGCTGGCAGATCGTTGGCGAGTACGTCGACCACGGCATTAGCGGCAGCAAGGGCCGCGATGGACGCCCGCAGTTCGACCTGTTGGCCAAGGATGCTGCACAGGGCAGGCTCGACCTGGTGGCCGCCTGGTCGATTGACCGAGTTGGCCGAAGCCTTGGGCACCTGGTCGAGTTCATGGATCAACTGCGCGCCCAGAACGTCGGGCTGTACCTGCACCAGCAGCAGATCGACACCTCGACGGCTGCCGGCCGGGCTTTCCTGCAGATGGCTGGCGTATTCGCAGAATTCGAGCGCTCGATCATCGTGGAGCGTGTCCGGGCAGGCCTGGCCCGCGCACGTGCCCAAGGGAAGACTCTGGGTCGGCCGCCGGTCTCAGGTCACGTTGTCCGCCGCATCAAAGCACTGCGCCGCGCTGGTCACGGCAAGCTATGGATCGCCCGAGAGATCCGCTGCGGAGTCGGCACCGTGTCGCGAGTACTCGCCGAGACATCGGCCGCCGCATAGCCAGCCTGCGCCCCGGCGCTCGGCACGTCTTGGCCGTGCCGATGTGGCAGCCCCACCCTGCTCCGCTCCTGACGCGTCTTATGCGGCCTGGTCGATGCGTTCGATGCGCGGCCTGCGCTTCTTCTCGGCCTGCGCCAGATCGTATGTGAGCTGCATCGTCAGCCACGACTCGGCCGAGCCGCCGAGCGCGGCAGCCAAGCGGATGGCAAGCTCCGCGCTCACGGCCGCCCGTCCGTTCGCGACACGCGAGAGTGCCACGCGGGAGACACCGAGGCGCCGGGCAAATTCAGTGACCGTCAGGCCGCCATCGGTGCGCAGCACCGTATCGGCCAGGACTTCGCCGGGGTGCGGCGGATTGTGCATGCGGGTCATAGTGCCTCCATCAGTGATAGTCCTGGTAGTCGACCAGTACAGCATCGCCACCTTCGAAGTCGAACGTCAGTCGGTAGTTCTCATCCACCCAGACCGTCCACCCGCCACCGTTGAGCGCATGCCAGCGCCACCCCGGCAGATTCATGTCGGCGGCGGACTTGGATGCATCCAGTCGCGCCAGTTGCAATCTCAGGCGCTTGGCGTGCTTGGGCTGGATTCCGGCCTTCGAGCCCGTGCGGAAGAACCGCTCAAGGCCGTCATGTCGGAAGCTCTTGATCATGGCGCAGTGTATCGTGTCGCGCCTCGCGATACAAGCAGCGCCTGCCGCCCGTTGGTAAACCTGTGACCGCCCGCAACCGAAAGGCCTACGAGCTCGGCCTGGCAGTGCGCGCAGCGGTCCGCGACATCCTGGCCAGCCGCACGCAGCTTGAGCCGCCACTGACCTGGCGCCAGATCAATGAGCTGCTTCCACCGCAGCTACGCCGCAGCGGCGCTGTGATTCGCTGGCATCGACGGTGCCTGCAGACTGAGCACCTCCTCGCGTCCCTTTCACAACCGGAAAGGCAGTCACCGTGCTGATTCATTGTCTGCACGCTCTGCGCAATGATGGCCGCAATTGCCGCGACGTTATTTGCGGCGTTGATTTGGAGATGTGATGCCTGCTCACAAGGGACATCCGGGCGGCTGCAAGGTATGCGAGCACGTCGAGCGCACGCGGATCGAGTTACTACTGGCCGGTGGCGCGGGTCAGACCGCGGTCGCGGCGAAGTACCAACTCAGCAAGCACAGCGTGCACCGTCATTGGCATGGGCACGTGTCCGAGCAGCACCGGTTGAATCTCATCATGGGACCAGTCGGGCGCATGGAGTTGTCGGCGCGGGTGGCCGAGGAAAACAGCAGCGTCATCGATCACCTGAAGATCGTGCGGGCGGGAATCTACCAGCAGTACCACGCAGCGCTTGAAGCCGGCGACCGCAACAGTGGCGCACTCCTGGCTGGCAAGCTTCACGAGAACCTGCGCATCACGGCGCGGATCACTGGCGAGTTGATCTCCTCGCCGCTCGTGCAGATCAACAATTCGCAGACCAACGTCACAGCGCTCCTCGACTGCCGGGAGTTCGTGACTTTCCAGGCGACGCTGATTCGGTTATTGGACCGCTTCCCGAGCGCCCGCGAGGCCGTGGTCACCGAATTCGAGCGCCTGGCGCGCCAGGCGGTCCCACATCCCGCCCCTGCCTTGGAACATGCTCATGCCGACTGACCCGCCAGAACCCCCCGATTCGACAGAGCAGCCGAAGCGGCCCGAGATTCCCCGTAGCTTATTTGGACGCTTCGCCAAGGCAATCCGGGATGATTGGCGCAGCCGGGCGCGCCCTGCGCAGATCCCGCCCGAGGACTTCTCTGTGTTGCTACTGCTGGCCGGACGCGGCGCCGGCAAGAACTGGACGGCCAGCAACTACGTCAATGAGCAGGCCGCCAGCGGTGCCGTCAAGCGCATCGCCCTGGTGGGCGCCACGGCAAGCGATACCCGCTTCGTCATGGTGGAGGGCGAGAGCGGTGTGCTCGCTGCTGCCCGAGCCGCTGGCGTAGGGGTGAACTATGAGCCCGGCAAGGGCTCGTTGACATGGCCCAGCGGCGCGATCGCGCGCTGCTTCAGCGCTGATACGCCCGATCAGCTTCGCGGCCCCGAGCATGACCTCGCCTGGACCGACGAGATTGCGGCGTGGCGCCGGGCCGATGAGACCTGGAGCAACCTCCTGCTGACCCTGCGCATAGGCACGCAGCCCAGAATCATTGCAACGACGACGCCGCGGCCGGTACGCCTGATACGGGATCTTGTGGCCCGTGATGGCACGGACGGCATCGTGGTGCGGCGGATGAGCACTTACGACAACCGGCAGAACCTAGCGCCGCAATTCTTCGCCCAGCTCGTGCATCGATTCGAGGGCACGCGCCTGGCGCGGCAGGAGTTGCTCGCCGAAGTGCTGGAGGACGTGCCGGGCGCACTTTGGAGCCGCGACACCCTTGAGGCGACTCGCGTTGATCGAGCCCCCGAGCATCTGCAGCGCATCGTGATCGGCGTCGATCCAGCCGGCTCCAGCACTGAGGGTGCTGACCTAACAGGCATTCTGGTCTGCGGCATCGGCCTTGACGGCGAGGGATATGTGCTCGCGGATCTTTCTCGACGCGGCACGCCGCGGGAATGGGCAAGCGCTGCGATTGCAGCGTATCGCTCGCTGAAGGCTGACAAGATCGTCATTGAACGTAATTTTGGTGGCGAAATGGCCGCCGCCACACTTGCCAGCGTTGACCCCACGGTGCCGGTGAAGGAAGTCACCTCAAGCAGGGGGAAAGTGCTGAGAGCGGAGCCAATCGGCTCGATTTTCGAGCAGCGACGTGCGCACATCGTCGGGACGTTGCCGGAATTGGAGGATCAGCTGTGCTCCTTCACGAGCGATTGGAATCGCGCTCGTGACGGCTCACCGGATCGGGTCGACGCAATGGTGTTTGCGTTCAGCGAGTTGATGCTCGAAGCGCCCCCGGGCCGATATATCCAAGAGTCGCAGCTCATGTTGCCGCCGCAGGAAAACGAAGCGCGGGCGCCGGTGGGCATTCCCATATTCTTCAATGCGGCGTACGCCTCGGTCAGCGCCGCGGTTACGCCTGATGGCCCCGTGGCGGGAGTGATTTATTTCGCGGCCTGCGGTTTGGGAGGGGAGCATGAAGGGCAGCGGCTCATATACATCTTGGATTGGGACATCGTTGAGGTGAACCCCGCGATGCTAAGTACCTGGCCATCGGCGGTGTTCCGGCGCTCCGTAGAATTTGCGCTCGGACGCGCTACCGCGGGACACGACTGCATGCTGTTCCTTGATAGTGATGGGCTTGGCCAAATAGTCCTCGACGCACTACCGCCCGAACGTCTCGGACGTGTGCAATACATGGAAACTGCCCACTGGGGCGACTACACCGAGCGGGCGATCACGGCGGCCGGTTTCGTCACAAGCGGGCGCGTGCGCATTACTCCGCCCGCCCACGAAAAGATCGTGGCGTTCAAAGGGGTCTCAAAAAATCACCTGCTCGGTCAAGTCACCGCGTTCGGCCTCTCCGAGGAGAAAACGCCCACTGGCCCACTGCTCGTGGCCTTTGCGAATGGCGTTATCCCAATTTTCACTGAACCGAAGAGCCCGCAATCCATAGCCACCGCACGGCGGCGCTGATCATTGATAGGAGGCATCACCATGACCGAAACACGAACGCAGTGGTACATCCCGGCGAAGCGCGATGATTGGCCGGTACCACTCATAGTCAGGATTGAAATCGAGGATGAGATTGGCCGATTTTTGCGAACTCACCGCAGTGGCCATGAAGCCTTGAAGCAGGCACTAAATTCGCTACCGCCGGACCGCACCGAAGCAGAATTTCTAGCGGAGCGCGCCGAGAAGCAAGCACAGCACGATGCGTACGTCGAAAGACTCATCGATGAAAATAACGAGCACCGCGCACGTGGCGGCCTACCGCCGATAACCCGGAAGGACCTGAAATGAAAATCAACACGCGGCTTGCGACACCTGGCGTCTGGTTGTTACCTGGCCAGCATCAAATCGACAACGTGCGCGTCGAAGTGCCGGACGGCGTGCGGTTGTCGGATGGGACTGTTTTTCTCGCGCTGTCGATCGGGAAACACGTCGTCGACGATAAGATTGTTATCGTTCAGCCAAGCCGAGCCGTTGCTTGAGGCGAAGGAGATATGGAATCGGCTCAACTGCTGGCCGGTGCCTCCGATTCGAACGGTGCAGCGGTATATGAACGAGATCCGGAGCGCACAGCCTGTCGTTGAGCGCCAAGTTGTCGTTTGCCGCCAAACATCGCCACGCCATGTGGAATAGTGTATTGCAATGCGTACCGATGTCTGTTTGACACTCCCGGACGCTCTACGGAGCGATCTCGATAACTATGCCCAGCTGCGAGGGCTCCCCCGTTCGTATGCCGCTCAGGAATTGCTCGAACAGGCTCTGGCTACGGCCCGTCCTCGCTTGGCGGCCGCCGCTCACCTGGCAGAGCATCGACGGCTGGGATTCCCGTCTGGCGTCGAGAAGGAAACCTGATGAAGGCAATCAGCATCAATTTGACAGATGAACAGGCCGCAGTTCTGGAGCGGGCTGCTCACGGCTTGAAAGCATCCAAGTCGGCGCTCATTCGCGAGGCGCTCAATAACATCGACCTTTTTGTCATCGGCAGCCGCCGATTAGAGAAGCTCGGGGCACTCGCCGCCGATTCCGGAAGTCGCACGAGCACCACAGCCCATAGACGAACTCTTGCTAATTCCGAGCGCGCGACGGACCGATCGCGAACGCGCACCTTAACCACGAGGACCACTACATGAGCGCTGTCGCTTATCTCGCCGAGCACCACAGACTCCGCGTTCCGGCCCCAGAGGAGAATTGACCCATGGCCAGCAGTCCCCTTCCTTACGCCCGTCAGGACATCCATATGAATCCCACTCTTGCAAGATTCGTCGACGCTCAGGCGAAGGCCGATTCGGTCTACGGCATGCTGGGCAGCGCCGCTCCCGCGCCATGGGCTGGCGAGACCTTCGAAGCCTACCGCGCACGGCTGATGAGCGGTCTGCAGCGGCATTCTCGCGACTTCAAGGATTCGAACCTCGCTGCGATCGCACGCGCGGATTCGGTAGCGTTCAACGTAATCGCCGATCAGATCCTAAGCGACGCAAAGAAGTTCGCCGGTACATCAGGTGCTGTGGCCGATGGTGAGCTTCGGGCGCATGAGACGCGCTCATCGTCTGGGCACCATATCACCACCTATACCGGCGATCCGTTCGCGTGGATGGGCCAATACATGTTGCGACCTCAGCACGTGCGCATCAGCCGTCGCGATGAAATAGACCGGTAATTGACCATTGATTCAAATACCGAGCGCCTCAATGCTGTCAAATGTCATGAAACATCTTGCTTCACAATTATCGCCAGGCGGCACGAGTGCGTCTCGCGCAAAGCTTCGCGCCGCACTTGCTGAGCTGGAGCGCGCTAAGGAACAGCTCGCGAAGGCGCAGGAACATGCAGAATGCTTACGCACAGTAATCGATTCTGTTCGGCAAGCAGAAAATCAGGTCACTCGTCTTGAGCAAGAGCTTGATCAAGTCTCGATTGATTGGGTGCGATCAGGCGGAGATCCGACCAAGGCGCCGGCGTCTGAGCGGAAACTTCTGGCCGAACTTAACGATGCGCGAAATTTGGTTGAGGATCTGCGTCGGAGAGCCAAGGGCGCACAGGCGGCCATTGGCGTAGATACCGGATGGGACGCGTACCTGCAACAGCCCATACGTCAGGACATCACGGCTGACGAGGCCGCGGCGCAGGATGCGCTAAGCAATGCGAAGGACGCCATAAAAAGCGCCATTCGGGACGTCATGGCGGCCGAGATTGAAGCGGACATTCGGCGCCTGGAGGTCCTACACGATGAGTTTGTGGAACGATTTCAAAGGGCGCGTGGACTGCTCACTGCTCTCCAAAGTGCCGGTAAATATTCGTCATTCGCCGGCGACCGCGGCGCACTTGAGGGGCGGCTGCGCGCCGTAAGCGTTTCTTGCGAACTGGCGGGCGACGTGGACAGCCGCACTCAACGGTCGCGGGAGATTTATGCCGAGTCTGAGCCATGGACGAAGTTCGCCCAGGCTCTGGCTCAGGACCCCGACGCACCGGCGCCGTCGGCCTGACGTGGCATTCGGACCTGGAATCTCGATCTTGGGCGCACACCACAAGCACGTAAATTCCTACGACCCCGCGCCGGGTCCATGTGACGGCTGTCTTCACGCCGCCCACTGCAGGGCTAATTTGACGTGCTGTGATGCGTTTATGACCTACATCTCTGGGCGGGCGCGCTCGCGGTGGATAAAGGGAACCAAAGACCCGACGCATGCGCTTGATGCCATGTGGCGGCGGACGGTGAGCCGGTGAGCAGCGTGTCCGTAACGACGGCCGGCGGCCGGACGGTTGTCATCATCGATGAAGTGGTGGTCTACGACAGCCGCGCGAGGTGCACGATAGATTGCCGGGCCTGCTGGTGGCGATGGATCGTCCGATGGTTCGGACCTTGACTATTGATCGGCGGCGTAACTGCAATGGCGCCAATCCTTGAGATCGAGTGATGCGGTTCTATAAAATCTCAATCGTCAACGCCAATACTGGCCAACCCATCAAGGGCGCGGACGGTACACCATTCGGGCCATGGTCATCCCT